CACACAGTTTATGCCAGACAAGGAACTACGTCCTGACCTGACAGAAGAAGCTATCAAGGATATGGAAGATGAAATTATGCGTGGCGTCATTGCTAAGAGTAAGAAGAAGAAGGAAAAGAAGGAAAATAAGAAGAAATGATTACGCATGACTTTACCCGTTGCCCTAGATGTCAGTCACACACAAAGAGAGCCAAGGCGTTTAACGGAAATGAGTCTGAGTTTTGGTACAGGTGCACGAAGTGTTCAACATATATTAATTCCTACATTCCACAGGATCACCAAAGAGCGTTTCATAAGGATTCCCACAGATACAAAGGAAACTTTGGGGGCTATGGAACTGGTAAAACACTCACGAGTCGGCAAGAATTGTACAAGCATGTCTTAATCTCACCAAATACAAACGTACTGATAGGAGCAAAAGTAGTTTCACAGTACGAACAAACAATAAAACGTGATATTGAGAAAGACATTCCTGAAGATTTTGTTGCTGGAAGCAGTGCTCAAAAGTCCTACATTGATTTAGTCAATGGTGCTAGGATTATGTTTAGACCGCTCCGTGATCCTGATAAACTTAGATCCTATAACTTAGGAATGTTCATTATCGTGGAAGCGTCTGAAACACCAGCTGAGGCGTACCACCAACTAAAGACCAGACTTAGGAATCTTAACTCAGCTATTCCTGAAAAAGATGAGTTTGGTAAAATAATATATGAAGATCGTAATGGTGTACCAATACCGAAGATTGCCTATGACTGGCGAAAAGGAATCATAGAATCGAATCCTGACTCGGGATATATCAGAAATGATGTCCTCTTAGTTAGTGATAAAATCAATAAACACGGTAATATCTTAGATGATTACAACGTGATACCAGACGCAAAAGATCCATACACGTCTACACATGTATCTTCTACAGATGTTAACGCATATCTACCACCAAGCTTTATAGAAGAAATAACCAAGAATAAACCGAATTGGTGGACCGCAAGATTTGTACTATCATCTTTTAGCTATTCTGAAGGACTGGTGTACCCATCTACAGCCAATGCGATTATTCCAAAAGTAGATATACCTAAGAATTTCCGTAGAATATTAGCGGCAGATTACGGATTGAATGATGATTTCGTTTATATCTTAGGAGCAGTTGATGAAAAAGAAGGTGTTGTCTACATCTATGATGAATATGTTACTAATAATCGTAATGTAGAACATCTGGCTAAAGCCTTTGATGAATTTACAGACCATGTTCCTACAGGGATGTGGGTGTCACCACCAATCATGGATCCAAAATCTGGGGCTAAACGTGACTATGAGAAGAAAACATTGTACTCACACTTCGAGGACTTTGGGATATTCTTTAAACCAGGGCACGTTTCCTTAGACGCCAGGATTATTAGAACTAATACTTACATTGAATCAGGACGATTAAAGATTATGTCCAACTGTACCTATCTAATAAAGCAAATGGAGAATTATAAGTTTCCTAAGAAGCAGTTAGGTACCAGTTCAAAAGCAGACAATAAACCAATCGACAAAGATAACCATGCGATTAACCCTGTTGAATGGATATGTATGGAATTACCTGCAGATCCTAGCAAATTAATTGGGGGACACTACGGACCTAGCTACTCACTTGCAGAAAATAAAGCAGATCGGGAATCATATTACGCTAATCCTTTAGCATCTCCGTTAAATGCACCCGATACTAAGAGTACTATGTTTGATTTTACGAAAGGAAGGTTATAATGTACGGATTTTTTAGTATCTTAGCGATATGTGCAACATTGTTGTATATCATTGCAAAATTAGAGCCAACATTTAATATCATCCACCATTATCACAATCATGCGGAGAAATCTCCAATGATTAAGGTACATTCAGAGGGTGATGACAATAATGAGACAGAAATGTTTGATGATGCACTTAAGAAAGTACAAGAATCTATTAATATAGTTAATGGACAGTTAGGAGGAGAAGATGAGCGTTGAATTACCCGAAGGAATAGAACTGAAAGATTTGAAAGAGCTATTTGATGAAGCAGTCACTGAACATAAGGGAGCTCACGACAAAGCTCGGATACTTGATGGAACTGATAAAGGATATATGTGGGATGTGATAGGTGCTACGTTTCCTGACTACCAGATCTTACCAAATACGAATCACGTCGCCTATGTTAAGAATAATCTTTTAGCAAACATATATACTGTAGGCAGAGCCGCAAGTCTTACACCAACTGCCGCAGGCGATAAAGACCTGACTATGCATCTCAACATAGCAATTGAGAGAGCGTGGACCAGAGGTATGATAGGATACGCACAAATGTTAGCGGGAGAAAGAGCCGCTTTATTAAACAAAGGCGTCACAAAAGTAGACTGGGATAATACAGCTACTGGAGGCGAGGGGGATAACTTTTATAAAGGTGAACCCGTTGTTAAAAATATAGACCCACTTAAATTTGTTAGAGACCCGTGGGCAGATGATTTAGATTCTGCTGAAAGTGCATTCACTTGGGATAAGATGCATAAGAATGTTATTCTCAGAGATAAAGATTATAAAGATATCTTTCAGACATATTTAGATGGTAAATCTAAAACAACAGGTGGTAGTACTACAGAAGATTCAGTTGACCCAACAACAGATTTAGAAAACGCAAAACCAAAATCTAAGAAATATTATAAGGTTATAGAATCTTATGTGTTTGATGTAGAAGGAAAATTGTGGGAAATACACTCCGTAGATTTTTTAGAGGTGTTGTATGTTAAAGAGAGAAAACCTGCAGTGCTACCTTTTGTAGAACTATACTGTAACGTAACAAGTAATGACATCTTTGGAACTAGTGAACCTGCTAGAATCTATTCAAACTCAGTTGCAATTAATCTGACAAATTCTTTTGGATTGACTGCAGCGTATAAAAACCAACGTCCACCAAAGTATGTAAATGGAAATTCAGGCTTAGATGTAAGAGCGTTTAAGAAGCATGGTAATGATGCAGACCATACTTTTATTGTAAACGGTGATTCTACTAAAGCAGTTCACTACCACGAGTTTCCAGAATTATCACCACAAGCTTTGTCAATTGTCCAAGGTTTATCCATGGACATACAAACAATTACTGGGGTGGATGGAAGATACACAGGCAGAGATACAGGTTCGATTTCCACTACAGGTGGCATGAATGATATGCTTAATCAGGTATCACTTATAGACCAACCTAAAATAGCCAACTATGAAAAATACTCCAAGAGATTAACCCAACTAATTCTGATGAATCTTTTAGAATTCGGTCAGAAACGGAAGTATTTTACTAAGAAAGAGAATAGCACTGAATATGAAACTATCGAGGTTGACTTCCCCGACATAGACTCTGACACGTTATTCAGCTATGAACTCAATGTGTCTGCTGTACTACCTAAGTCTAAAGAACGTATTGCACAGATGGCTAATGTTCTTATGGAGAAACAAATGCAATATGCACAATCAGGACAGCAGGGTGTAGATTTAATCACACCTGAAGAATGGTTGATGTTCCAAGACTTACCGAACAAAGAATATATGTTAGAAAGAATGGGAATACAACGATCACAAGATTACATCGACCAAGTGTCTCAGACTGTATTCGCCTACGCAGGTCTTACCGAGAAGGGTATGGATCCTGCAGAAGCAATGGTTGCAACAGCTGACCTATTACAGAATAAAGGGAAAGTTGAGCAAGACGCACAAACACAAGCACCACAAATGCAAGAAGCCCAAGCAATGGAGGGCATGTTTAATAACCAGGGTTAACCCCCTGGTTTTTTATTGACAATAAATATAATATAGTGATATACTACATGTAGAGGGTCCGCACCCCTTAAGTGTGTGTATATAGTATGTAAAATTCCTATACTACATGTTAGCCGCATAGTAATATAGCGTAAAGGAGAGGCAAAGATGAATGGAAATAAAAAAGATGTAGCTGTTAGTAATGTCTCAGAACTTGACACTCTATTAGACGGGTTAGATAATGACGAAGAAACAAAAGTAACCCCAGATACTGTAGACGTTGAGGATGACGAGTCTAAAACTCCAGAGCCTAAACCTAAATTATCAGATGAAGATGATGAAGATGATGAAGATTTAGATACAGATGATGAAGATTTAGATGATGACGAAACTGACAAGCCAAAAAAGAAAAAAGAAGAAGAAGAAGATGAAGAATCTAAAGTTGTTAAAAATCAGCCAAAGGATAATCACGCCTTTGCCGCAATGCGTAAAGAGAATAGTAAATTAAAAGAAGCTATTGATAATCTCGCAAGAGGCTTAGGGATAGATCCTAAAGATGACACTTCACTAGACCAGCTATCCGACTTAGCTGTTAAAGGTATTGCAAAACGTGAGGGCAAAACAAAAGAGGAAGTAATTGCCGACTCCAAGGCACAGCGTGAACTGAGTGCATACCGACAACGAGATATACAAACCCATGCTAAAAGTTCTTTAGAAAAAATAAAAGAAGACTTCGGCGTCGATCAGAAACGATTAGCAAGTTTTGTAGGGAAACTTACATCTCAAGGGTATGACTTATTATCTCAGAAAGCAGACTGGGAAGGCATGTACAAGAACATGTATTTTGATGAGATTGTGCAGAAACGAGTTGACTCTGCAGTAGAAGAAGCACTAAAGAGAGACAAAGCGGCTGATAACAATAGTGGTAAATCTAAAAAGAAACGTGGTAAGCTGAGTAACTCTAAGACAGAGGTAAGTAGTATGTCAGAGTTAAATAAGCTTTTGGATGAAATAGGATAAATTATGACACACGAAAGGGGATATATTAATGAATTTAAATGCATTAGTAGATATTAATAGTATTGTTGGGCACTTAAACCAATCAGAAATTAACTTAACAAATCCAGAGATTTTTTATGACAAGCAATTGTTAGATACAATCAGACTGGATGAAGATCAGTACAAATATTTTAGATATGCGAAAGAACAACCAATTCAAAACAAAGCTGATAAGTTATCAGTTCGTAGATGGGCACCATTGTATGCTCATACAGTTCCTTTAGCTGAAGGTGTTCCACCTAAGAGCGACAAGGGTTCAGTAGAGAAGTTTGAATTACAAGCGTATGAATATGGTAGATATATGGAGTTCACTGATGCAGTTGACTTTAAAGCAGTTGACCCAATCATTGCACATTATGTACAACAATATTCAATCGTTGCAGTTGAAACTTTAGACTTACTTGCAAGAGAAGCTTTGAGATTAAATGCTAACCCACGTTTTGCGGGCGGAGCGGCAGATATTGAGGCTATGCGTATTCCAATAGGCACACCATCTATGTTAGATTTAAGATTAACAGTCTTATCTTTAAAGAAAGCTTTAGTTAAACCTAGAAGTAATGGGAATTACCATGTAATTACATCTCCTGAATTTACATTCGACATGATTAGTGATCCTCTTGTTAAAGAATATATGGTAATCAATCAAGACACTATGGGAATGTACAAAGGTGGATCATTGCCACCAATGTTTGGATTAGAATTTTATGAAACATTAGCTTCTATTAAATCAGGGGAATATATCAGTGCGACTTCTAAGAAGTCTATCATTGCGTATAAACTTTATGAAGCCGCAGATGACGGTACAGCTTGGATAGATACTAGAGATGCTGATGATTATGTTTATAGAACATTTGATGAAGATGATGATGAGTATGACAGTGTTGATGGATATCTTATGGATAAAAAAACAGGCTTGGAAGGGTCTTATATTCCAGAACAGGATGTATGGACATTACCAGTAGGTTGGTCTGAGTTAATTATCGATCACACTATTATTTTAGGTAAAGATGCATTAATCAGAACAGGATTAACAGGCGAAGGACAAGCAAAGACATATGTTAAAGGTGTAGGTTCTGCAGGTGTATTAGATCCAGTGGATCAAAGACAATCAATCGGTTTCAGAATCAAATCTGTAGGATTTGGTACTGTTAGATCTGAAGCAATTGTTGATTACTTATGTATTCCTACACAATCAAATATTTAATAGTAGGAGGTAACTAATGGCAAAATCAAAAGAGAAAGTTGAATGTCAATACTGTGGAAAAATGTATTCTCCACAAGGTTTAGGAAGTCACGAAGCCGCTTGCAGTGACAATCCAGAGAATGCAGAAATAATTGAGACACCAAAGAAAAAAGAAGTTAAAGACGATGTTAGATTAGGTTACGGTAATGTATCTGATAAATCATTGAGAGAACAGGTTATGCACGCACAGAAACGTAAGCGTGAATTGGCTCAATATTATAAAACTCAAGAAAAAATTGAGGTTAATATATCGCCAATGTACAAACCTTATTTTGGAAAAGCAATGTCAGTCAGTTTGAACGGTATACCAATCTATATTCCGTGTGATAACCAGCGTTATATGATTCCTAAATCCTACGCAATGGAAGTTGCGGCAAGGATAACTAGAGTTGATGCACAGATCAACAGACAGAGTAGGATGTCTAACGTTAGTAAAAACTTCGACGGTGGACAATTGGGCAGTTTGGATTTAATTCAGAAAGTATAGTAATAATGGCGAGGGGATATTCCCTCGTCTTTTTATTAGGAGGTATTATGAATTTAAATGATCTTGTAAATAGAGTGAATAGGAAACTAGCAGGAGAACTGTTATCTTACTATGAATTAAAAGATTATCTTGATGATACCATTGACGATATAAACCAAAGATTAGGATCAGCCTATCCAGCATTTTCAGATTTAGATTCTTCAGTATCAGCGTATGACCTCTTTCCAGACGCATGGATTAGAAAATGTGTAGTGGTTGGAGCGGCATGGTATTTCTTTATTTCAGATGAAGAAGGAATGCTTACTGCAGAAGCGTACCAATTACTTTATGAAAGAAATTTATTTGAAATGCAGAGAGATTTCTTAAGTCAAGTGCCTGAAGAATATGTGAAAGGTTATGTGGATCCTGATACTTTAGTAGATGATGAAACTGCACCTGACCCTACTTTTGGAACTTTGGGTAAGGACTCTGATACGGGGGCGATTGTTAATGGCAGTACTTGGAAGTTATAAATCATATCAAAGACAACGGAGAGTTGTTGATGTTGAAGAATCTTTCTTCGGTGGGATGTTATTTAGAAATACTCCTATAGAAGAAGGAAATTGTAGAGTATTAACCAACTACGATATTTTAGGAGTTGGCTCATCTCTCAGACCTAGAAAAGGTTTTGTTACTTCAGTAGCTTTAGATTTAGCTACAGCAGATCAAGATTATATTATACATCACAATAATAAATGTTTAATAGACGATATAGATAATGATGATGCAATATTAATGGAATACTTATTAATAGGAATCCCAACTGTTAATAATGATGGGATTACTTTTGATACGTCTAAACTACTACTTAGAGATTTACAATCAGGTGTAATACATGAAGCTACTTTAGACTCAGCTAATGAAGCAGGGGCTACAGTTAATTATGATAGTAGATATAGTATGCAAGCTGTACATGACGCACAAATATTAAATCCAAGTCCTGAAGGAATATTCTCTAATGTAGAAGATAATGCTTATGTAGTATATAAAGATGGGACAGAAAATGGCATAGGTAGAATTAGAGTATCCTTGTCAGGTGGGTCATATGAGTATTATCTAGAAAGAGTAACACCCAGGGCACTCAGTCCTCATGAGGCAGTGAATTATGGGTACAATATGCTAGAAGATGAACCTTATGTCTTTGAAAATAGCGTGAGTGCTACAGGAAGACTACAGTTATTAGGTGTTTTACCCTATAGTTTTGGCGGACAATTAAAATTTAATGCTAATGTAGGCGAAGATATCACCTTTAAATTAATATATAAGTACCCATCAGGTGCAGGAAGTTACAAAGTTCAATGGGAAGCTCAAGATGTAGAGGCACTTAGTGGCGTGCAAGTAATACAAGATGTAGCAGACTCAGACACAATCACAGCAGGAGACCCCATAGAACATACTTTCGCTGCTCCGTACAAACAGTTTTCTGTAATTGTTAAAGTATATGATAGTGAGGATACTTCAGCTCCACTTAGAAGTATTGTTCTAGCTAATTATTATTTAGCAGATAATAGTGGGACCAGTAATAAAAATATTGATGTGAAGAATTATGATTTAGGAACAGCAACAGGCATGACAGACTTTATGCATAAGTCAGTTTTATGGGGTGTTAATGGTGCGGGCAACACACTATTCTTTAGTGATATAAATGACCCAAGTTATTTTCCATACCCACATGGCATAGAACCTATGAGTGAATATATTGTTAAAGCGATTCCATTATTAGATACTCTTTTAGTATTTACTGAAACTAGAATATATCAACTTGAACCTGATTATATGACAGGTGGATTTAATACTAAAGTTATACAGGAGGATCTGAACATAAGCATGAGTGACGCAGAAACTATATTAGTCATAAAGAATATGGTTTATTTCAGAAGTGACGATCAATATTTTATGGTTGTACCAAGTGGTAACTTTGCGGGTCAATTACAATTAGCTCCAATATCTACTCAGGTATCTAGTTTGTTATATAACTTCTCGAGTAATGTTAAAGAGATCTTTGAGGAAATATATGCCCCAGATGTTAACTTTGATGAAGAATGGGCTTTAAACCTCATGGATAACTACACTTACTTAGACGGTAGTGCAGTTAAGAATATCTATAAATATAAGTTTACTTATGGAGGAAACATCAGATACTTTGAATTTGTATTAGCTTACGACACTATGCTTAGAGTTTGGAATACTTATTTAGTAGAAACTAATAAAAATAAAATGCTACCTTTTAGAAAAGTAGTTACTTCAGATAATGATTATTATAATTTATATCCTAGAACAGATGGAAATCTTGGGATACAGTTTATTGTTAGAGATGATTTAAGTCCTAAAGATCAGATAAATTTAGAGGGAGATCAAGTTAGAGTGCTACACAATTATCCTTATCTAGATACTGGGCTTAGAAAACAAAATAACTTATATAAGAAAAGATATCGTGAATTTGTATTCACTGTTAATAATATGATGGGTGTCGAACTGTCCTTTCATAATGAATTTCATTTAGATGGTATTCAAAGAACTAGTTTCTTTAATTATCATACTGAATTAATAGAAGATCCTAATGATCCTGCTTATGGACAGTTAGTAGTGATTAAGGAATATCAAGATCCAGATCTTCTCCCACCAGGCTTTAATGAAGCAACGACTCCAATACCAGGTAAAACTATATTAGGCAGTTGGAAATTAGCATATGGTGCTTTTCCTAACTTGAAAGTTGTTAGAATTAGATTAAAGATTAGCGGTAAAGGCTACTCAGGCAGAATTAAATTATTAGCACAAGATGAATCTATGTTTCAAATGATGGATTTTGGTTGGGTATATAGAATGATGAATGCGAGGTGATGTAGATGGCTCTTAGAGATGACTTAAAATTATGGATAGCCAGACATGTTTGGCAGACAGTATCCGAAATGCCTGGAGATATTGTCCCTGCAGAACGTTGGAACGAATTATTCAATTTATTAATTATACAAGGAGACAATACTGCAGACACACTTAGAGATACTTTAGATTTATTATACGCCACAATTCTTAGTGAGAATGATGCATCTCCACACATAAATATTGAAGACATGGTTTTTGGAGAAGGAACTTTGAAAGAGATCTTTACTTCCATCAGACAATATATAGACGTTAAAACTGGTGCACAACCCAATGTAGTGTTTCATTTAGGTGATGAACCACCCGAAGATCCAACAGGTATTGATGTTTATTTGGATACTTCTAAAGAAATACTGTAGGTGTCCTCATGACTGTATATAATATTAACACAAAAGATGAGAATGGAGATTGGGATCCTAAAAAACATTGGACTAAAACTTTAAAAGACAATGGTGGGTGGGCAGAGAGGGTCGCATCCTACTGGGACCCAGATTTAGAAGAATGGGTTTTGTTTGATAGATTAGAAACAGCTGTTGTAGATATCAGAACGAAAGTTGGATTAGGTGATATAGCAATCGCACCTAGAAGATATAACAATCCGCCACAAGGTAGACCTGATAGTCTATATCAAATTTATGTAGATAATGGAATAGTTAAAACATCTATTAGAGAATTTCCTGATGTTGATGAATTAGGTTGGGTAGACCAATTTGAATTAGGAAATGGAACAGGTGTTGAAATAGCGTTTGATGGAGAATGGATATTGTATGA